ACAATTGTGTCCCAATTTAGCTAGAGAGTATACGAACTCAATTAATAGCAGCGATAATTTGGACGTTATTTTTGCAGATTTGTGGGACATTTATTGCTTTACTATTGAATCTACTGGGAATGATGGTAAAGCTCTTATTTTTAAGAAACCTATTAAAAGCGACAAACATGGAAATTGTTTACCTATGTCTATACGTGAGGTGCACACTATGGTGTGCGCTATGGCAAAGAGACACAATGATGACCAGAAATCTGTAGTGAAACGCATAGCCGATTTACCTCGAGCTTTGTCAGATGCTTATGCAGAAGTGTATCCACATAATAGATCATCTTATGAACTACAGAAACAATCAGGTAGTTTGGAAGTGCTTATGCATCCATTTATGCCGACTACTGTTGGCTTTAACAAATGGTGGTACATCACCCCTTTATTATTTTCTTTTAGTTTTACCACATGCATATTTGGTTACTTATCATTGTTTGTTTATAGACAATATGTATTATATAAAAAGAAAGAAAGATATATCCGTAGTGTTTTAAACAATCCAATTACTTGTGGTATAATATCTATATCCACTTTAAGTTGTTTTTCCATTTTATTTTCTACGATTTTAAAATGGGTTGTTAAGGGTGTTGTAAGCCAATTAAGATCTAAATTTGCAAGCCAAGGTAATCTTGCACCATTGTCAGTAGAACAATTAAACAAAAATTCTGGAAAACAGAATGTTTGGGTTAAACAAAATTTAGAGAGAATTAATGTTAAAGGTTGTGTTACTATGGTTGATCAACAGCTACTTAATAAGGTAAAGAAAAATATGGTGGTTGTTATTTCGGAATCAGGGGTGGAAGTTGACAAATTTAATTTCGTAAATGGTTTTTTCGTTAAAACAAATTTTGTTTTAATTCCTAATCATTTTTATGATTTAATGTTGGAAAAACGGGTAAATTATTTACGTATTCGATCTAGTAGAGTAGAAGGTAAAGAAGATAGAGTGCAACGCATTAATTTTAATAAAAATATGTATTTTAATATTCCTGGTACTGATTTGGGCCTTTTGTACGTAACATATGGTGTACCTGTTGCAAATTTAGTGCAATTTTTTCCAAATAAAATTCATGAGCGCAATATACCTGCAGAATTAGTTTATTTAACTAGTGATGGTTTTAGAAAAACATCGTCAGCTTTGCTTAAACATGGTATGCAAACCACAGTTAATACCGGTGAAGTTTTTGGATCGAAATACGAGGGATATTCGTACAAATTGGATGATAATACACCCACGTTTAACGGTATGTGTATGGGAACTTGGGTTTCGAATACTAAACCCACTAGCATAATTGGTTTTCATTTAGGCGGATCGACTGGTACACCACATGGTTGTTGTGGAGCTTTGGATATTTTTAGTTTAGAAACAGCAATTGATGTAGTGTTAAAACGAAACATTGATGCTCTTGATTTAAGTTCCGAGGGGGAGTTTGACCCCCACTTTGGTATAGCACATTGTAAATATATTAATCCAATTTTGACACCAGATGTAAAACCTGATCACCCTATGCT